ACCTATCCAATGCAACAGATCGATTTCCAATATCTTTTCAGATAGAGGTAATGAAACGTTTTATTGGAGAGGAAAAAGCAGAAGCATGGGGTTGAATAATGACTAACTTGGATGTAAGAACACCAGAAGGTGACACAATAAAATATAATTGTAGTCAACCTATGGGGGCTTATACAAGTTGGGCAGTATTCACACTATGTCACCATCTAGTAGTACAAATGGCCTATATCAAATCTCATCCCAAAGGGAGAGGTATGTTTATAGACTACAGTCTATTAGGTGATGATATAGTGATCCATAATGAACTCGTTGCAAAAGAATACTTATTAATCATGGGAGATCTTGGAGTAGAAATAAATCTTGGAAAATCAATTGTATCAAAAAATATGATTGAATTTGCCAAAAGATGATTCCTAAACCAAGTTGAAATTTCCCCTCTATCACTTAGAGCTTTAATAGACACTAAAAAAGACTGATGTCAATTATATAGTGTTATTACTAACTTTAATGATAGAGTTGATAATGATATTCTGAGCAGGGATTGTCTTAAGGGATTAGTTGGATGTTTTAATGAACGAAAACGTTGAGTAAACAGAATCGTTTCAAAAATGATCCAACTTGGTCGTCTACACACCATAGTTACATTAAGAGATAGTATAGAATCTAGAATTTCTGCTAGAGACTATCTACTCGAATGTAAATTTGATGTGGGATGTAACCGGTTTAACTTCTTTCTAGAATATTTACTAGAATTAGTTGCCGGAACATTTTTACAGACGATCCAGGATTCCCTTATATCAACTCACAAAGAAACAAATAAAGTTTTATTTGAACTAGGTAAGTTGATGGGAGGACAATCACTACCAGCAGACCTTCCGCCAATAGCCATTTTATCCACAAGGACAAATGAACTAATGACGGAATCGAAGACTGTCTCGCAAATTGTTCAAGAGCAAAGTTGATTTGATATAATTAACTTACAATTGAACTGATTGCCAGACCCGAGAAGAGTCATATCTGGTAAATATGAATCTTCAAAGGGTACACCTAGTAACCTAGTGAATAAAACTATTACCTTCTTAAAAGAAGAGAATAGAATTATTCAACAGGAACTAGAGTCAGACTCCTAGACTGCTTAATGTCCTACTACATGTCGGTTACCGAAACCGAATCAGTTGAATAAACTGAGGAGTGTGTAGTAGAGTATTCCCGCCAAAAGCGGGACACTCCCAATGTCCTACTACATGTCGGTTACCGAAACCGAATCAGTTTAAAAAACTGAGGAGTGTGTAGTAGAGTATTCCCGCCAAAAGCG